TGTCTTGTTCTAAAGTTTCCATTTGTTCTTCCCACATTTTTTTTCTAATATCCATATTTGTCATCTCTTTAAAATATCTTTGTTGGACTAACCACCCGAATATTACCAGAGTCATTGCTAAGTCATCATGAGAACCTTCTTCTGCCTTATACGTATTATTTGTCAAAGCAAAGGTTGTAAGTTCTTTAATGGTATCGAAATCTGGAATAATTAACTGTTCTTGTTCTATTAAATCTTTTAGGGTGGCACACCCTATTCTTTTGATTTGTTTACTCGTTCTTAATCCCAACTGAATATTTTTTGCGAACCCCCCACCAATTTGTTGTCCCGCTCTCCCCCTCATTGTAATGATCATGATATTTTCGTATTCCAAATCATAGTGTAAAGTATCAGCTACTTGACTTCCAATATCATTTACCTCAACCAAAACATGAGCCATATTATACTTATTTCCAACATTGTAAATCACATTCGGATACAACATGGGAGAAATGGTATTGTCTCGATATTTTGCTACTTGTCTATACGGCACTTCAGAAACATCAAAGACTACAAATGCTGAATAATCTACCCCTTTTCCTTGAGCAGTGTCAGCAATGAGTGCATAAGTATGATTTTTTCCTGGTTGTTCATATACATCTAAATTGTTACTGGTGTGAATCGGACTCTTAAATACCATCGTTCTAAGTTTCGATGGAGCAATCAATGTATATGTTGATCCCACAAATTCGCACTCAAATTCTTGCGTGAACTGTACTTCAGAAGTATTACGTATTGTTTCTTCTTTCCATTTTCCATCACGTCCTGGCATCTCTGACCAATGTACCTCAATCGGTACATAATCGCTTCTTTTTTCTTCTGCATCTATCCACATTTTGTAGAACATGTTGAGGCCAAGTGGAGTTGAAACGATTAGAACTTTGGTAGATTCTCCAGCAGAAATAGTAGGATAGACGGAAGTAAAAAATTGTTCTGCTATATTTTGCGGAACGTGAGCAAACTCATCAAGAAAAATGATATTAAATGAACTACCACGAACAGCGCTTGAAGAAGTCGCTGCGGCATTAACCTTAGAACCATTCTCTACTTCAATGTTTCCTTTGTTCCATACAACCGCTCCTTGCTGTAACCATTTGGGTAAATGTTCGTATGCAAGTTGTAGTCTTGAAAGAAGTTCTCTCGCTACTGCTCCTTTGTTGGCAAGGATAGCAACATTAACACTTTCGTTAAATAAAATGTAATGAAGAAGAAATGCGATGATGGTGGTAGACTTGCCTGTTTGTCTAGGCATTTTACAAATTACAAAACGATTATCAGTAAATTTGTGTATCATATCCTTTTGATAATCATACATCTCAAATGGTACAAGTCCCCTATCTACATGAATAATTTTGACAAAATTCTTTATGAAGTATTCAGGACTCTCTTTACATTTCATATATTCAGTAAGAGATTCTTCTGTCCACTCTATTTTTTGACCTACATTCTTGAGGTTGGGATTCCCCAAATAATTTTCACTAGCCACGTTTAACCTTTAATAGTTTCTGCAGTTCGGCCGTTGAACCAACAAAGACTGCCTGATTGGTTACTTGTGTCGGTCCCTTTTCTATACTTAGTTCTTTTTTGGTTTTATGCAGAGCCATCAACTCTTTATTTGCATCTAATCCAGACTTAATCAATTGACCGACCACTTCAAACGCACGAGGGTGTTCTGATTGTTTTGCAATCTCTAACATCTCCTCTACTGCGTCTTGATTTCTTTCGATTAGATTGTAATAATTTTCACGGGCATAATTATAATCAATATCATCATCTTTACCATTTTGTGGAATAACTCTTGTAGTAGATTCAGGTTTAATTTCCGATGTGGGAACTAAACTAGTAATTTCAAGTATTTCATCTATACGAGTATCAGCTTTCATTTGATTCTCCATATTATAAAGTTACATCAAGTCCTGTTACCGGATTATTATCTATATTATCATTAAAATATTCCATTGTTTCTGTAAATCCGAAATCATCATTTGCGGTAGCATCAGACGGACCTGGAGTTACAGTATATCGTGATTTAATTCCTGCAGCACCAACGGATTCTGAACTTGATTCGTTTAATATTCTCATTGTTCCTGTTGCGTCTGGAGATCCCGCGTCTGCGTTCAAAATTAAATAATTAGTAGAAAATGTTGTACTATCTTCTGTTATAATATATTCTGGTTCAGGGACTTCGCTATCACCTGGCATTCTAAGATTAACAATAACAGTTTTAACAACTGATCCAGTTTTCACATCTGGATAGATATATCCCTTCATGGTAAAGGTTAATGTCCAAATAATTTCTCTAGTTGATTGAAAATCCCCCTGATAATTATCTTCAATAGTAACACCACCCAAGACCATAGTAACATCTGGAGCAATGTTCATTGAAGGAATCAAATTCACCGTTACCGTAAATTCTGGAGTAAAAAATGGTACAATTTGTTCAAAAATTTGAGCTCCATCTTCTGCATTACTAACCATTGAATACAAACTGAAATCAAAATTATATGGTACAGGATTATACTGCTTCATAAGAGTACTAGTTCCCGCCGCAGTATTGGCTGAATAAACTTGGCCCATTGTATTTAATTTTCTAGTTCCATCATATGTAATTCCTGTAAGGTCAAATCCCATTCGTGGTAAAGACATTGCAACCGCTTCATCTGTTCCGCTTACTCCACGGGCTCTCCTTAATCTAAGAATCCATCTGTCTCTTGGAGAATATGCAATAGGAACTTTTATTTGTTCTTTTATAACATCACTTGCATCTCTTCGCACTACATTAATATCATTAAATAAAGTACCAAAAACGGCTACATATTTTCTAATTGTCTGATGATAATAAGTTGTTCCAAGCATTATAGACTCCCGAATGGATTACCTTCTGTGAAATCAATAATTGCATCAGCTTCTTGTTCAATCAATACATTTGATGCTTGAGTATCAGTAGAACTATCCTGCATATCGAAAGAAGAAATAGAATAAGTTGCACTAGATTCAAAGAATGGTTTACCCTCAGTTGAAGAATTGGGAGTAATTAGTGATCCATCTTCTAAAAGAAGTGTAGTGTCATCTTCTAATGCTATAGAAAACGGATATACATAAATGTTTTGAGTACCATCAAAATTCTTAGTCATATTCATGAGCCTTAATACTTTAGTTCCAGCAGTCCATTGTGCAACTTCGGCTTTATATTCTGTTGTTGCGTAAGTTCCTTGATACACTTCTTTATCAAGAATATAAGTTCCACTTCCTGTGTCCATAGTGAATTCTACTGAATAGGAATGTAATCTTTCAATATTATCAATTGCTTCAATACCAGTATTAAATTTTTGATCAGAATACTCAAAGAGAACACACTTCATATCGTATCCCTGAAGTGATCCTGTTTGATAAAATATATCACCGTATGGCTGATCTGCTATTGTTATAATTTCAAACAAAGATTCTACCAATGGAAAGAAAAGTAAATCTCCTTCTTTTGGAATTCTGTCTCTACCATCTGCAATATCTTCTGCCGTAGAAAAGGCAAGTTCTCTATATCTTCGTACTGCCACCGTAAACGTAATTTCATCATGAATTTCTAAGCCAAACCTAGAAATAACATCAACTTCACCTGAAAATCCTTCAACATCTTTAATATAAATTTCTATCATACGAGCATCATTGAATTCAGAATATGTATCATCGCCCATTAGTGTATCTTCCCTAACCAATGTGCGAGGAATATAATACATATCCTGTCCATACATTTTAATGGACTCAATAAATAAATCTTCGATTAATCCCTGATCTGCCGCTGAATTAAAATTATTGAAATATGGTTTGTTGCCATTATTATCCTATTAGATGATCTACAGGTAATTCGTAACGTAATTGCATTTCTTCACCAATTTTATCTAGTTCTTCCTTTGCATCATCATACATTTGTCTACCATTCATTGTTACTCCACCTGGTAGTTGCATACCTTCAAACTTAATAAGATTTTGACCCCATTGCTGTTTCATCAATGCAGTATTATATCTTTTAAGAAACATATCACTCCAAACATCTGTAAACGTTGCCGGATCAATAATCTTATCTACTTCAACAACTATCCAATCATCTATACTGGCATCCGCACCCCAAGAAATATCAAGAAATAATCGATCCATGTGTCGATTAAATCTAAACTGTGGAGTTCCTGTGAACATTTCATTAAGTAAACTTAAATGTTCTTGTGCAAGCTCATAATTTAATAAACCTGTTCCTAATTTATGCATTTCAGCTAGAGCAAATTGATACTTAGAAGAAAACATAGAATTAGATCTAGAATTATCATAGAAAGGAATGATCCTTCGAACTCCAATGATTGCCTCGGCTATTGATATATATTTATTATCAAAATCTCCGATTGCTGTTGCGGTTGATGCGTGAGTTGTCGCTGTTGCTGAACTAGTATTGCCTGTAATAGTCTCACCAATTGAAAAGGTAGTAGTAGTATTTGCATAAAACGTATTACCATCTCCACCCGATTTAACTTCAGGATTTTTGTATCTTAAAGTAGTATTAGCACTGTGGTAAGCATGTACGGTTGCTTGTACGCCACTTGTACCTCCAGTAATTATTTCACCATTTGAAAAAGTTCCGGAAGGAGCTCCTGCTAATTTAAGAGTAGATCCCGATATTTGATGTTTTAGAAATGTGTTTTCTGTTGCATCAAAATGATATTCTTGATAAAATTGAAGTGAATCATCGATGCAATCTTCTACTTGGTCATCATCAATATTCAATTCTACTACTGGCCAGCCAAGTTTTCGTTTACAATAATCTTTAAAAGTTGTTCTTGTAGTTGGTTGTGTCATTTCGTTGCCTCCTCAGATATCGTTATAATTCCTTCTGCTACTCTTTCTACTGTAGTAGTATCACTTTGTGTATATTCAACATCATACGCATAGATACCAGAAGAAAGGGCCGCTGTTTCAGTTGCAGTCAATGAAATGGTACAGTTAGATCCTGCGACTGCGGTAGTTATTGTCTGAACATTATTTGATGAAGAGTAAGATTGCCGCATCTTAGCAGCACAAGTACCAGTAGAAATAGTAACATTTCCACTAGTAGTATTTTGTGCGGTAATTACTTTTTCAAACGTACAACCCTGATCGATTACAAGATTAACAGTTTGTTTTTGAAGTGTGAGTGCCATTTATTCCTTACGCTGTATCTAATGGGTAGTTATTTGCCCAGTATGAATTGTCTGCCTGAGTTTGAAAATAATCTTCGTCATCCATTGATGCTGTAGCCTTCAAATAATTGCTATCTGCAGCACCCGATGTTATATTAGGATACGGATCTTTTTTATTTTCAGAAGTATCTTCAAGTCTATCTGGATGATGACTTGGACTCCATATCCATGTGTTCGTGGCATCTTTATTGTTTTTTGTTGCCCACCCAAGCGGATCCATAGCAAATCCATTTACTCTAAAAGGCTGACTAGCTTTAGTTTCTGAATCGTCACCCTGTAAGTCTGAGTGTGATAATGCTGTATTCGATACCCATGTACCTGCCCAGTTTGATGCAAATACATATGCATTGTCAGCCGAATCACAAAATGCACCAAATCGTGTATCTGCTTCCCTGTCTCCCTCGTATCCTACTCCTTGAATAAATCCTAAGTAATCCTCTTTATTACTCATTTGTACATGGTGCCAATCTATTTCGTGTACTTTGCCTGTCCTCAGATTTGTTTGGTAGAACTTAAAGGAGTCTTTAATATTTTGTACTAGTTGGGCCTCAGTTTCAGAGCTCGTACTGGTTTTCCAATATCCCACAGGCCCACCATTATACACACAAGTAATCTGATACCACATACGCACATCTTCTTCAACATCATAAGGATTCATTGTTTGGTATATGGTTGTAAATCCTTTATCCCCTGTTCCCCTGTATTCAAATGGGTCTTGATAAACATTACTAGGAGTGTTAGTGTATGTTTTAGTATTTGCTGATACTCCAAAAACTGGTTTAAGGTATCCATCGACACGATTGTAGTTACTCTGATTCCTACCCATGTGTCCTATTTGGAAATGGAGTCTACCTTGAAACTGTTGTAATCTAAATCCACCTCCTCGCACATTACCGTAATGCTTTGGTGACATTGCCCAGACTGTTCCATTGGGTTCGACCCTTTTATCCTCATGAGTGATTTTAGTAAAATTTGTTGAAAATGTTGATGTAATAGTAAATGGTTTTCCAGTTCTTGCGGCACCATCGGCAAGAGCAGAGTAACTACCAGTACTCCAAGTTGAGGTATTTTCGTTGTAAGTGTTTGGAGTTCCTACCAATCTGATCAATGCTTCATTCCATGCTAGATGACTATTAGTGATTGTTCCTTCTGCTTGTACAACACCCTTCATTTCCCAAATATCTTCATGGTGGGGGCCTTCCATTTCCCAAAAGTGATCCTCACCGTTTTCTCCCCAATAGGGGCTGGCTGCATCAGTTCCATTGGTTACTAATCTATCTTTTGCACCATCATTTCTAACATAGTCAGTCCACAGGGTAGAACCCCATTGACCATCAGATATACTCTCTGTTACAATAGCCGGAAAGTCTCTGTCGCCCGCGTGTGGAGATATAGTTACAATACCTTCTGCTAATCTTTCTACAGTACTGGTATCAGATTGAGTATATTCCACATCATACACATATTGGCGGTCTGCAGAAACATTGGCAGTATTTGTTGCTGTCATTGAAATAGTAACATTTGATCCAGAAACGGATGTAGAAAAATCATGTATATTGTTACTAGAGTATATAGATTGTCTTAGCTTGGCTGAAGTAGTGCCGGAAGATATGGTCACATTACCACCTGCTGTGTTTTTGGCGGTAAAAGTCTTGATAAAGGTGGCCCCTTGATCCAATACAAAATTTGCAGTTTGTTTATTTAAAGCCAGTGCCACCAAGAATCTCCCTGTAGTTAAAACCTTTTTCTATTATTATTTAGTAAAGGTGGGGATTGTGAATGTTTAACTTCTTACGATATTAGAGGGGGGTGGAACTAGTACTGTTCCATCTGGTAAATGTAAATGTTGTTCATAACGATGTTTTCTGTCTGTCTCTTCTGACTTCACAACTGCAAGAGGAATCTGAAACTCTGTGACTACATTACGATACATGGAGTGCAACTCTTCCATTTGAGATTGTTGCACTTCTCCTTTATTTAGTTTATTTTTAAAATGAGTAG